CAACTCCTAGATAAGGAGGGTTTCATAAAGGCTTACTACGAGGGCATACGTGCAGGGCAGAAATGTAAGGATGCTTTCTGGGCCGTGAACGATGAATATAAGATGTTCTTCAAGAAATACAGGTACACGGACTACTATAGCTTTGCTCAAAGCCGTGATTACGCCCACCGCAAGTTCCGCAAAGAGGCCCGAAAAGTTCTTAAAAGGGCTAAATAATTATTATGTAATAGCTATATATTGATATGCAAGCTATATAGTTGCAATTTGCGGCTATATGGCGTGGAATCCGTTTAATTTAGGTCGACGTACACCAAAGGAAGAGGTACGGGCCAGCAATTGGGACCTGAAGGGTACAACCCTGCTCGATCTCATAGAAGCTAACTCAGGAGGACAGACAGTCACGCAGAAAACGGCCATGAAAGTGTCCGGCGTTCTGGCGGCTGTCTCTTTGCGTTCAGGCTTACTGGCCTCCTTCCCTAAGACGATATACCAAAACACCAAAGAGGGGCGCGAGGAAATCTTCGATGACCCGCTCTATAAGATTCTCGCCTACCAGCCTAACCCATATATGAACGCTTTCACGTTCTGGGAGCTGGTCAATACTCATTTAGACTTATGGGGTAATTCCTACGTGTTTATATCAAAGTATGGTAAAGAGGTGAAGAGACTAACCCCCATCAATCCCGAAAAGGTACTTATCATAGCCGAGGATGGCAAGCTCATCTATCGTGTAGACGGTACGGGTGATAGGGTTCTGGATGGCGACCACGCACCAAATAAGTTTCTACACTTCAAGGATGTTTCCTTCGATGGTATCATAGGGCAATCCAGGGTATCACTAGCTAACCAAACCATTTCACTCTGTAGGGAGGCCGAGAAGTTTGGTAAGGAGTTCTTCGATAAGGGGGGACACTCTAAAGGTGTTATTGAGATGGACGGTATCATGGCCCCCGACGGCTTCAAGGCATTTAAGGAACATTGGGATGCCAACGCTAACCACGGCACCGCTATACTCGATCAGGGTAAGAAGTACCGTCCCATACCTATCCCTATGGCCGATGCACAGTTTATCGCTACACGGGAGTTTCAATTACAGGACATAGCCAGGGTATTTGGTGTACCCCCTCACCTCTTGTCAGATTTAAGTCGGGCGACCTACTCCAATATTGAGCAGACGGACTTGAGCTTTGTAAAATATCACCTCCGCCCGATGGTCAAGCGGTACGAGCATGAGTTAGAACTAAAACTTTTAGGCAACGACTTGGGACAAAAATCTATCCGGTTCAACCTTGATGGCATACTCAGGGGAGACACCACTTCACGGGCTGCATACTTCGGATCCCTGAAGCAGAATAAACTTTACACCACTAATGAGATTAGGGTAATGAATGGTGATAATCCTTCTGATGACCCAAGTGCCGACACACTAGAGAATCCAAACACAACTTCAAATACTAACAATGAAACTTGAAAGACAATTCGCAGAGGTTAGAGCGTCCAACGAGGATAGGAAGGTAAAATTTATCTTCTCTACAGGCACGAAGGACCGCCACGGCACACGCATCAACCCCGATGGGTGGCGCCTGGATAACTTCAACAAGAATGGTATAGCCTCTTATCAACACAGGGCCTATGGCGAATCTGACCCGGACATGATAATTGGTAAGGCCGAGGCATGGCGCTCAGATGGTAACTTAGTTGGCACGATAGACTTTGAGACTAAAGATGTCAACCCGCTAGCCGACAAACTTTATAACAAGGTACTAGCCGGGACGCTTAACGCAGTCTCTGTGGGCTTTGTTGAATGGGATGGCCACTACGGGCAGGATAAAGAGAGGGGTAACCCGGAAGAGGAGGCCAACACCTATTACTTCGATGATATAGAGCTGATGGAGATTTCCCTAGTCTCTGTGCCTAGTAACCCGGAGGCTTTGGCTTATCGGGGATTCGAGACACCAGCCACTGACCCGGTAACAAATATTGGGTATATGGCGGTTCCAGCATGGGCGTCTGATAATTGGGTCCCCTCTGCGTGGGCCACAACAGGAACAACAGAAACACAAACCGACCTTACAAAACAGGTCACTAAATCAATAAAAATGGAAGACAATGTAAAAAAGGACCTTCCTGAAGAAAGTAAGGTCACACACGAAGTTAAGCTAGATACAGACGGCCTGAAGGAGGCCATTGTTGATGGCGTTAAAGAGGGTCTAAAGCATATAGAGGCCGAACCGTTGCCCGGACCACCCGCCCCTGAGGTATCAGAGGAGGAGAGAAAGGCAGTGGCTAGTTACTCTATTAGAAAGGCTATCTTAAAGAAGGCAGAGTCACAGAACGGTGGACCTGCTCTGGACGGTATTGAACTTGAGATGCACCAGGAAGCTGTACGAGAAGGCGCAGCCGCTGGCAGGCCGATTCAAGGACTTGGCGTTCCTACTATGATTCACTCAAGGGTTGACCTGAAAGCCACGGTCGATGCCGCAGGTGGATACACGGTAGCTACCGACCTACCTGGATTCATTGACACCCTGAAGAATAACATGGCACTTGTTAAGGCAGGCGCTATGGTTATGACCGGACTAGAGGGGGATGTAAGTATCCCACGGCTGGCCACCAACTCAACCGCCACATGGCGTACAGAGGGCGGGGTAGCTACTCAGTCTGATCCTACTTTCGAGGCCGTGACAATGACACCCCACAGGCTGACCACTTACACTGAGTACACCCAGCAGCTCCTGAGACAATCCAGCGTAGATATTGAGGCTATCGTCAGAAACAACCTCTACTACTCTATCGCTAACGCTCTTGAGACTGCCGCTTTTGAAGGTGATGGCACCTCACAAGTACCTGACGGAATCCTTAACATCACTAGTGTTAATGACGCCACGCACGGGTCAACCGAACCGACCCTGGCAAGCTGGGCTAACATCGTGAATATGGAGGGAATGGTTTCCGCTGACAACGCTCTTACTGCTAAGATGGCTTACATCATGAAGTCTACCGCAGCCGCCAAGCTGAAGGTAACAGAGAAGGCTTCCAGCACTGGCCAATTCATCTGGGCGCAAGATCCGCTGTTAGGTGGAACTGTTAACGGCTACCCTGCCTATGTCTCCAACGTGTTTACTAACGACACTGTGATATTTGGAAATTTTGCAGACTTTATGATCGGGCAATGGGGTGGAATTGACCTTTTGGTGAATCCTTTCAGCTTGGACACTTACGCTACTATCCGCGTTGTTATCGCCGGGTATTATGACGTAGCCGCCAGGCATCCCCAGAGCTTTGCTAGAATTGATGACCTCAAAGTATAGCAATGCACGTCACAGTTAAATGGCTGATTAGTCCAAGACAGAGGCATGGGATACCGAGGGCACCCGGCACGTTTAGTGAGCTAGACGCGAAGGTCGCCAAGAAGATTCTCGAAATCTCTCCGGGTATTTTTGAATATGTAGAAAACCCCGTCAAAGAGAAGCCTATCAGGGTCAAGGACACCATGCAGAAAAGAACGAGGACCAGACCTGTAGAAAAATGAGAGTAAGAGCCGAGACATACCAGATATACAAAGCAGCTACCACCCTACCTATTAGCGTGGCGGATGCGAAGGCCCATTGCGGGGTGACCAACTCTACCCAGGACAATCTTATTGAGGATTTGATATGGGGTGGCGTGAAGCAGTTCGAGAAGAGGGCGCACGTATGTCTAAGCTCACAGACCTGGAAAGCGTTTTTAGATAAAGGTTATGAATTTATTGAGTTGTGGAAGTACCCCATCACGGGTATTTCTACGATTCAATATTATGACACGGACAACGCCCTGCAAACTCTTGCATCTAGTAAGTACTTCTCTAATGTGAACACAGGCTCTTTAGGTTTCGACCCACGGCCTGCGGTAATCACCATAGAGACTATTGAGTCCAGCTACACGCGAGATGATGCCTATATAATCACTTTTACAGCGGGGTACTCTACTATTGAATACGACGTAAAACAGGCGGTGCTGAGTTGGATATATCGTAAGTACGAGAACCCCAACGATGCGGTGACTGAAAAGATTTCGTTCTTTGACAATGTGGTAGGCGATAACCGGGCTTATGGGGTATAACTATCAAATAGTTATCCAGCAGCGCACCGATACGGCTGACGACTACGGAGAGAGGGACCCCGCATGGAGTACCTATAAGACTGTATGGGCCGAGCGTGATGATACGGGAGGGGTTATCAGTTACGAAGCTGATATGCCTGTCTACTCCGATGCCATGTCTTTTAAGATTCACTCTTACGATGCGCCTAACGTAACCACCAAGATGCGGATAAGTTACAACTCGCAGGTTTTTATGATTAGGAGTATTAGAAAAGAGGGCCGTTTTCATCTTCATCTAGTCTCGGAGGCTTACGATGACGAATGATATAGATATTAAGCTGATAGGCGATAAGGAGCTAATGCAGGCGTTGCAATCTTTAGATTACGCTACCCAGCAGAAGACGCTGAAGGCAATTTTAACCAACGCCAGTACAAAAGCTGTAAAGCCACTCATTAAAAGGGCGACACCTGTGGGACAGACCGGGAACCTACGGAAGTCTATAGGTAATGTAAGGGGCAAATCTAAAAGTGTTGCTACGCTCTTTGTGGGGCCGAGGATGTCACACAAGAGAACAGCAGAGGGCAAGGAGGGTTATCGCGGATGGGTAGCTAACATCTTAGAGAACGCTAAAGGCAAAGACAGAACACCTGAGAAGGCAAAAGCATTTAAACCTTTTTCCGGTGGCACGGGAGGGCCTGAGTTCTTTAAGAAGGTCGGCCCCATAAGAAAGAGAACGCATTTAACATGGGCGGTGAAAGCCAGCCTAAAGCCCGCAGAGGTTTATATAACCAAAGCAACAAGGACAGTCTTAGAGAGGGCGTGGAAGAAAAAAACTAAAACAGGATTGGCGGGTTACGCAGAAGCGAAAGGCAGATAATGAGCATACGAAAAGCGGTATATGATTTACTAAACGATTCTGAGGCGGATGTTTACCCACTGGTAGCCCCGCAGGAGCTTACTGACCCTTACGTGGTTTTCTCTATACGAAAGAACCCTATAAGAACCCAGGATGGTGTAGGCCCGTGGGACGTTA